TATGTTGTGGACAAGATATTGGTGCGGCCATGACTAGAGACTGGCTATACGAGGTATCTGGCATTGATGGCAATAAGCAGAAGTGGAAGATGGAAGGCTACATCTCCACTAAGGAGGCGTTTGATGCAGTGCCAGACTTGGTAATGATGGAATGCACCTCTAGGCTGGTAAGGCGTGGCTGCAATGGGCCTTATCAGGTCAAGGCTCTCACCATCTACGAAAGGGTTAAGGATGAACAAGCGAGAACATGATAAGAAGATCAAGGCTTTCAAGGCTGCCAAGTCTATGGCAGAACAGCGTAGGTTGGGCAGACAGCTTGTCCATGAGGCTATCAAGGATCAAGGCAAGAAGCTGTCCCACTTTGAGAGTGGGCAGATAGACAAGGCCGTAGAGGTACTTATCAAGCATAGGGAGAAGCTATGACAAATGCACTTGCCTTGGCGGCTATAAGCCTATGGGTTGTAGCTGGCGAGGTAAAGCCTCGGACTATGGTAGTTGGGCCGTGCCACTTGAGGATTACACAGATGAATGAGCATGAGGAGGAGGTTAAGCTAAAGGAGTTCGAGGAACGCCTTAAGCAAGTGCTTAGGTGGGCCGAGGACAATGGGCTAGACACGGATAAATTCTGTGAGCTAGCAGAGTATATCCTAGAGAATGGATGGGGCCACTAGCGTGCGGCGAATTGCCGCGCGGCGTCATGTCGCATCGGTGCCGCGCGGCCCTTGTGGTATCATCTTGCAGCCTAGCAATGATGCTAGGCAATAGGAGCACAACACATGACTACCAAACTAGACGAGTTCTTGGATGTTCTGGACGCCGAGATTGGCGAGGATGTTCAGGCTATTGTGACTGAGATCGAGGCTAGGCCAGAGACAACCAAGGGCCACTATGGCGACTACATGGATGCACTGGGCTACTTCTCTAGGCGTGGCCTAGATGGCCCACTGGTTAGTGCAGTGGGCTTGGTGATGCGGCGGCATGGTGCCAATGGGCAAGGCATCTATTGGGCGCTCAAGCTGATAGGAGCACATCCATGCTGAGGGGCAAGCGGTACAGCAACGGCATAGCAGACCAGCTATACGGTATTAGGTTCTGCTTCAACCATCACCTTTTGGCACGCTTTGGGCTCAAGCGATTGCCCAAGAATGGGCATCCGCCCATTTGGATTGGCAAGGTGCGAGTTATGGTACGGCGCAAGGATGAGCTTGGGCCTAGGCGACAGCACAGGCTTGTGGCCGAGTGCCCATGCTGCCTTGGGTGGTATTGCGCTGGCCACATTGGGCAGCATTGGGAGGCGTGCCATGAGAACCATTGATTGGCTTGTGGTTGGGGCGCTGGTGTTCTTGGTCCTTTACACTATCTTGGTGGGAGGACCTATCCTATGAGGTATGTGCACAGGTGGAACACGCCAATTAAGGTTATGGTTGATGGCGTGGTTGAGAATTGGGTCAATGGCCCAATGTATAATCCTAGGCATGTACCAGCGCTGTGGCTTAGTATTGTGAGAGTGTCACAATCTTTGACCTAACTAACATGGAAATAGCGTGGGAGGCGTGGCTGTGAGTGGCATCACACTATACCTGATCCACTTTGTGCCCAGATATAAGCACGCTGGGCACTATTTGGGTGTCACTAGGCGGGATAGGCCACCAGCTGTTAGGTTAGAGGAGCACAAAGCTGGTGCTGGCGCAGTGCTAACGCGCTATGCTAAGAACGCTGGGTGCGAGCTAGTGTTAGCTCGCACTTGGCACAATGTACCGTTTGCAATGGAAAAGCGCTTAAAGGGCAGAGGCTTAGCGCCGCTTTGCCCTATCTGCAAAGGAGCACAACAATGATTGACTACAACGTGGGCGAGGTTGAGGCTGTGGTTACCATATGCGAAGCATATGCTGGCACAGCCTACAGCGACACAATGCAATGGACGCTAGATGAGGTTATCCGTCTGGTTGAGCACATTGTGGGAGCACTGTTCCACGCCAATAAGGAGCTAACCTATAAGGTTGTAGCTCAACTGTGTGATAGATGGGAGGTGGATTGTGGTTAAGCTTGGCAGGTTCTGTGATCCTGAGAACGCCTACGACTAGACCGTGCTCCTTTAGTCTAGGCTGTCCTAGGGGCGAGGCATTAGATTGCCTCGCCCCTTTGCGTTGGCACACTGTACCTCGCCCCGTGCAATCGGCCCATTGCCTCGCCGCGCAATGCCTCGCCACGGGCCGCAGAGCGCCGCCAGCGCGATTTGCGGCCCGCCCCGCTATCGCCCTAGCTGCCACCTCGCCTCGACGCACCAGCGGGGCTCCCAGCGCGTTTTTGGACGAAACGTGAACATCGTTCGTGATTTGTTCCGAGCAGCTGCTTGGAACGAAGCGTGAACGGACTCGATCTTGTGGCAGCAATGCTGACATGATTTTATTCCTATCAGCAGACAAAGAAAAAGGGGCGCAACGTGCGCCCCTGAGTTGGAGTTGGAGTGGCTTAGACCTTATCGCTGTCCTTGTAGGACAACACCGCCTTATTCGCCTCGATGAAACGGCGGATTAAGTCAGCACTGTCGAGTATCGTTTGCCACTCTGTAGCGTAGTACGTTGCACCCATCCGGCGCATACGGCCTCCGCTGAACGTGACACAGCCCTTTTCTGATACCTTGCAACGTGGCGGCGTCGGGCCGCGCTGGCGCGACGCTTCCAACTCTGCAATGCGCTTGTCCTTGGCAGAGAGTTGCGCTTCCATTGCTGCGAGGCGCGCTTCCACTGCCTTGAGGCTGATACCTTGATTGGTCTGTTGGATTGACATGGTGTTGTGCTCCGGGCGACAAGCGCCCCGTCCTGCCCGGCATGGGCATTGCGAAGCAATGTGAAGTACAACCGGGGCGATTACTAGCAACCAGCGATTGTATTTCAGGACAAGATGTCGCACTTATTCATGCTTTGTTCCCCTTGACACCACCATGATACCTCTTGTCTTACCCTTGTGGCACCATTGTGCCACCCTGATAGCCTAATGGAGGGAAAGGGGCGGCGTGTTGCTATTTTGGTGTATGTAGTGTGTGTGTGCACTGCAACATAGGGCAACACGGCACCGGGTAGCGTCAACTAGGCTATCAGGGTGGCATAAGGGGCAGACAAGAGTAAGACAATGGGCAGCGCCCATTGTGGGCATGTGCCCACAATCGTAGTGGGCAGCGCAGTGGGCCGGCGGCGTGGGCAGCGCCTAGGATGGTCGAGCAGCCACCCCCGGGGGCCAAAAGCGCGCGCCTTGGGGGGCCCATAGGACCTCACAGACCGAACTGCCAAAATCTATTATATGTCTTTTAGGGACACCCAGGGGGCTTGATTTATAAATGCCCTTGTGGTATAATAGCACCTATGATGGATCTTGTGGACGCCGGCTGGCTCCTTCGGCCGTGCGTTTATCTGCTATTATGGAAGGAGAGCGTTGTGTACGTCGGGCAGAGCAGAAAGCCGCTGAGCCGACTGTATACACATGCTAGCGCGGCTAGAGGCGCGAAGGGACCCGCGTGGCTCCGTGCACGTGCTGTACGCTTCGACGGGATCCGCATCGTGTCAACAGATGCGGACGCATTGCTAGACGTCGAAGCGCAGCTAATAGCAGAGTACAAGCCCCGATACAACATCCTGCACAATGCACAACGCACGATCACAATCCAGAGGTCTAGGATCCGGCCACCGAAGGTGCCAATCACATTGGTCGTTCGTGGCCACAAGGTAACCCTAAATGCTCCTGAGGCGCCAAAGAAGGCGCCTCAGCCGCTTATAGTGAGACGCATATGATTACCAAGGGGAAGCTTGCCAAGACTGTAATGGTGGGCATGGCACGGGAATTGCGTCCAGAGGATACTCCTCAACTGCGTGCACCCCGCGCTGTCCCGAAGGTGCGTAAGTTCCGTGAAGCGCATCACCGCGTTGCCATGCTTATTGCACAGGGCCATGATCACGATGCGGTGATGAAGCTCACTGGTTACTCCTCGTCTCGGCTCTTTACCCTTGGGCAGGACCCCGCCTTCCAAGATCTCGTTGCACAGAAGCGTGCCCTTGTCGAATCGGATCAGATTGATGCAGACTCCGAGTACCGATCGGAGATCATGAAGGCGCGCATGGCGTCCATTCGCCACCTCAACCAATACATTGAGGAAGCAGACGAACTGGATGAGACCATGCCGGTTCGTGTCTCGCTGATGATAAACGAGTTCGCCGCCGACCGTACTGGCTTCGGCAAGCACACCACATCCACAAACAACAACGTCAATTGGACCGTAACCCTCGAAGAGCGCATCCGCAAGTTCAACAAGCTCAAAGAAGCCCAAGAGCCAAAGGTGATAGAAGCAAAGCCGGTCCACACAGTTGAGGGTCAGGTAGTACCTATTAAACGCCGCATCTAGCAGTTGGAGCCCGAGTTTGAACGAGGACCTGCTCGCTTGGTTGGCCTCATGTAACCGAGATCCGGAAGCGTTCGTGCTTGGCGCCTTCCCTTGGGGTGAGGTCGATACTGTGCTTGAGCACTCCGCAGGCCCTGAGCCTTGGCAGACGGAGATCCTCACCAAAGTCAAGCTCGGGCTCCTCAATACCAGCGAAGCGATTCAACTGGCTGCTGCCACCGGCCACGGTGTAGGCAAGTCCACCCTTGTCTCGTGGATTATCCTGTGGGCAATGACCACTGCCCCTGATACGCGCGGCGTCGTCACTGCCAACACCGAGACACAGCTAAAGACCAAGACATGGGCCGAACTCGGTAAGTGGTTCAATCTCTTTATTGGCAGGGACAGCTTCTACCTTACTGCCACGGCCCTGCTCCCTCGAGCATCTGATCGGGAACGCACATGGCGCATTGACCAAGTGCCGTGGTCGGAGAAGAACACTGAAGCCTTTGCCGGAATGCACAACAAGGGCAAGCGCCTCCTGCTCATAATGGATGAAGCCAGTGCGATACCAGACATCATATGGGAAGTTGCCGAGGGCGCGCTTACCGACAGTGACACTGAGATTATCTGGTTGGCATTTGGCAATCCAACCCGAAACACAGGCCGGTTCAAAGAATGCTTTGCTGGTGGCCGCTTTGCAGCATACTGGGACACAAAGCAACTGGATTCTAGAACTGTATCGATCACAAATAAGACGCAGCTCAACCGATGGGTAGAGGCATATGGCGAAGATAGTGACTTTTGCCGAATTCGAGTTAAGGGCGAATTCCCGAGACATGGCGAGATGGAGTTCATCTCAGCGGCAGACGTCGATGCAGCAATGTCTCGAGACGTCACGACGTCTATTGTTGACCCATTATCCCTTGGATGCGACGTGGCTCGATACGGCAGCAATGAAAGCGTACTTGCGTTCCGGAAGGGCCGAGACGCTCGGACTATCATCTGGCAATACTACCGAGGACTCAACACCGTCGAGTTAGCCGCGCGGATACAAGATGCACATCACACATACTCTATGGACGGTATTTTCATTGATGGTGGCGGGGTTGGTGGTGGTGTTGTTGATAATGTTAGGCAGATG